GCTTCACCCCGGCGGCGACGTTGCGGGCCAGCCGGCCGCCGTCGACCGCCGCGTCGAGGACCTGGGCGAGGACCTGGTGAGCCTTGCGGGCCCGCTTGGCCGACAGGCCGCCGCCGACCAGGCCGGCCAACCACTCGCGCACCGCAAGTGCGTCAATGTCGGCCAGGCGGGCCGCGGCGAATGCCGGGAGGACCTGGTGGTCGAGCAGGGCCCGGTAGTCGTGCCGGGTCGTCGGGCGCAGCGCCGCGGTGGTGGCGTACCACCGCTCCCCCCACCCGCCGAAGCGGTCGTTGCCGGCGGCCGGGTCGACCCAGCGCCGGTCTTGCTTGGCCGTCTCGTTCTCCGCCTCCCAGCGTGCGGCGTCCCGGGCGCGGTCGAACACCTTGCGGCGACTGCGGCCAGCCGGGTCGCGGTAGTTGACGCTGTAGGTCGTCTTGCCGTTGCGGACCCGCTTCTGGATCGAGGCCACGGCTACCCCCCTGCCTTCCTTGGGGTAGCCGGGCCGAGCAGGCCGCGCTCGCGCGCCATCCTGATCCACCGGCCGGCCGTGGACCGTGGCAGCTCGAGCCGGTTCATCACCAACCTGGTGGGCGCCTGGCCGGTCGCGTAGGCGACCTGGTACAGGGCGGCGACGGTCCGCAGGTCCTCGTCGCTGGGCCCGCCGCCGCCCTTGGCGCGCTCAGACAGCGCAAGCGGCGAGGCCCACGACATCTCCCACGAGGACGTGTCGCCGTCGCGGGTGGCCGACCGCCTGATCCGCACGACGTTGCTCTCGACCGCCAGCCGCAGGAGCGCAGCGATGGGAACCTCGCGGAGACCCTCGGTGGTGACCGGCGGCCCACCCTCGCGGCGCTTGACGGTGAGCTGGTCGACGACGAACCGGCCATCCTCGAAGACCACGCGGAGTTCGAGCCGGTACGGCAACCCCTCCTCGGCGGGCCACGTGAACGGCGACCAGCCGCCCAGGCCGCCGCCGAGATTGATGAGCTTCGACTCCTCGTTCATGGCGCCAGTGTGTCATGGTGAGACAGTGCCGTCAAGCACGACTCACGTGTGGTACAGTCCCGGCATGCCAGACTCGCCGCAGGCAGAGGAGAACCGCACGGTGGAACGACTGCTGAGCACCGAGGAGGTCGCCGAGGTCCTGGGCCGGCCGTCCCGGACCCTGCGCCAGTGGCGCTATCTCGGCGAAGGCCCGCGTTACTTGAAGGTCGGCGCCACCGTGCGCTACCGGACGCGCGACGTGGAGGCATGGCTAGAGGCGCAGGAGCAGGAGCCCGCCGTCCGTGCCCGATAAGCGAAGCGGCCCCGCCACAGGGCCGCTTCGGGAGGTGCCACCAGCCAGCGTCACCACCCGAATCGTACCTGACCCCTACGGCATCCGCTGGGCGGCCCGGGAGCGGCTGGCCGGCCAGCACCGCCGGCTACGGCACGCTCGGCTGGCCGAAGAAGCGATGAGCCTGGTCGCCTACTACTGCGGGCCGAGGCGGTGGGCGGCATGAACGGCGAGCCGTTCAGCATGGCCGAGGAGGCCGTGCGACGGGCCCGGGAAAGCTGGGGCTTGGACGAAGAGGAGAGTGACACCCCACAAGACGCTGTCACTCCCGTGTCACTCGACCATGACGGCTCTGAGCTGCCCGAACAGGGCCAGAGTGACAGCGGTGACAGCGGTGACAGTGGTCCGCGGGCACTAGCGGTCCCACGGACCTCCTGGACCGCCGCCGAGCTGATGGCGACCAGCTTCCCGGAGCCTCGGTGGGCGGTGCCCGGCCTCATCGCCGAGGGCGTGAGCGTGTTCGCCGGGCCGCCGAAGGTCGGCAAGAGCTGGCTCATGCTCGGCGTCGGCTTGGCGGTGGCGACCGGCGGCAAGGCGCTCAGCCGGGTCGACGTCGACGCCGGCCCGGTGCTGTACCTGGCGCTGGAGGACACCCCACGCCGGCTCAAGGCCCGGCTGTCCACGATGCTCCGCAAGGACCCGGCACCCGACACCCTCACCCTGGCGACCACCTGCCCGCCGCTGTCCCAGGGTGGCGACGAGCGCATCGGCCTGTGGCTCAAGCAGCACCCCGGCGCCCGCCTGGTCGTGGTCGACGTGTTCGCCAGGGTCCGCGGCACCACCCCGGCCGGCGTCATGGCCTACGACGCCGACTACACCGCCGTCGCTCGCGCCAAGACCGTCGCCGACGCCCACGGCGTCGCCATGGTGCTGGTGCATCACGTCCGCAAGGCCGAGGCCGCCGACTTCCTCGAGGCCGTCTCGGGGACCAATGGCCTGGCCGGCGCCGCCGACTCGGTCCTGGTCCTCAAGCGCTCGCGCGGCGAGGCCGACGCGGTCCTGCACCTGACCGGCCGCGACGTGGAAGAGGCCGAGCACGCGATGAAGTTCACCGCCGCGTTCGGCACCTGGGAGCTGCTGGCCGGCCCGGCGCTGGACTACACCCTCGGCGAGACCCGCGCCGCCATCCTGCGTTACGTCCGGGAGCACGGGCCGACCCGGCCCAAGCAGATTGCCGAGGCGCTGGGCGTGGAGCCCTCGACGGTCCGCCAGACGTGCCCGCGGATGGTGCAGGACGGCCAGCTCGACACCGACGGCGCCGGCCTCTACTTCCCACCCGTCACACCTGTCACACCTGTCACTCTCGCTGGTCAGGGCGCTATTGAGGGTGTCACTGACCATGTCACTCACTGTCACCGATGAGGATGAGGACGAGTGACCGCCATCGAGCCCTGACCAACCATCCCGGCCCGGTGGTCACGGCTGCCCGGGTCGGCTGCCAGCCCTGACGGCGGAGGCAACGAATGAACGATGGGTACGCACGCTGCGACTACTGCGGCGGCATCTTCCCGATTCAGCGGGTACAGCTGTACTGGTGCTATGTGGAGACGCTGGACGACGGCCGAGGCGTCTTCACCACCGGCATCTACTGCTCGGAGCCATGCGGGCAGTGGTCGGCGAACCGGGTAGGGAGTGGTCGCGGATGAGCCGGGCCGAGGAGCTACCACCCGGCACCATCGTCGGCGACACCAGCCTTCACGACTCTGCCCGCCGCATCCGCTTCGGCGTGGTGCTGGCTCCCGAGCCGTCCGAGCGGGTGCGGCGCATCACGTCCGACGATCCGGCCATCTGGCGCCCGGCCGTCGACGAGCTGGTGCGCGAAGCCTGGTCGAGCCACCCGGCGGTGCGACAATGAGGGCGACCCCGCGAACGGGTCGACTACAGCGAGGGAGGAGCCGGTGAGCGACCAGCCGCCGGCTCCCCTTCTGCCCGCCGATGAACTATTCGTTTTGTGTTGGTGGTCTTGCCAGGCGCTGGCCGAGGAGCTGCTCATCAGCACCGACGCCGCCACCGACCTGCTCGAGGCCGCCTATGACAAGGGCCGCGTGGAGATCCTCGGCAACAGCCACTTCGCCCGGCGTCGCCTGCGACGGCCGCTGGATCCTCGTCGAGGGCCGCGCCCGGATCACCCAGGCGACCAGGGAGTGGCAGACGCTCCGGGCGATGAAACACCAGCTCGCCGAGTAGCCCAATGTATCGGCTCACGAGGCTTCGTAGTACCCTCATGGCAACCGATTGCCTAGGTGGGAATGTTCGAGGTGGCACCGTGCCGAATCTGCTGGACCAGCTCCGGGACCAGCGGGCCACGGCCCGCGCCACCGGCGATGAGATCCTCACCCGCGCCGCCGCAGAGGGCCGCGACCCTTCCCCGGATGAGCTGACGGCCTATCAGGCGCAGGTCGTCGCCGAACGCGAAGCGGCCGACGCCATGGAGGCCGAACGCGACCGGCAGCTGGCTGAGGTCCGGGCCATGGCCACCCGCGGCCGCCAGCCGACCCTGAGCAGGGAAGCGGCCGACCTGGCCCGCCAGTTCCGCTCCGCGATCTACGCCAAAAACCCGGCACCCATCGAGGTGTTCGCCGAGCAGCTCCCCGACGAGTGGCCCAGCGACGTCCCCGAGCCCGTCTACGGCCGTGCCGGCCGGGTACGGGTCCACCAGCGAGACCTGACGAAGGGCAGCGCCACTCAGGCGCTCGGCACCGACGTCTACGGGACCATCGTCCAGCACCTGGTCGAGACGTCCAGCGTCATGCGCGCCGGCGCCACGGTGGTCACCACCGAGACCGGCGAAGACCTGGTGGTGCCCCGCTCCACCGGGTTCGTCACGACCAACATCTTCGGCGAGGGCGTCAGTATCACCGAGAGCGACCCGACGCTCTCGACCGTGACGCTCAAGGCGTTCAAGTACAGCAACTATTTCGAGGTCTCCCAGGAGCTCGCCAACGACAGCCCCACGAATCTCCTGGATTTCCTGGCCCGCCAGGCGGCCCTGAGCCTGGGTCTGGGCACGACCGGGTACGGGAACCACCTGATCAACGGCGCCGGCACCACCGAGCCGCGTGGTGTGCTGCTGGACGCCGCCACCGGGGTGACCGGCCCCGCTGGCACGGGCACCACCCTCGGCACCCAAGGCACCGCCAACATGGGTACCGACGCGCTGTGGAACCTGGTCGGCAGCGTGGCCGAGCCGTATGCCGCGAGCCCCTCGGCCGCGTTCCTGCTCCGCAACGCCAGCGACATCATCGTCCGGAAGCTGAAGGACACGACCGGCCAGCCGGTCAACGGGCTCACCACCCGCGGCCAGCTCCTGGGCTACCCGAGCTACATCGACCCGTTCATGCCGGCCATGGCCAACACCGCCGAGAGCATCGCCTTCGGCGCCATGGACCGCTACTTCGTGCGGATCGTCAACGGCATCCGCTTCGAGCGCTCGGACGAGTTCCGCTTCCAGAACGACCTGATCGCCTTCCGCTGCATCCTGCGCCTGGACGGCGCCCTGGTCGACACCGCCGCCGTTCGGTCCTTCGTCAACACGACCTGATCCGATGCCCTGGCAGTGGCCATGGACGCGCCACGATCGGGACTTGTGGCAGGTCGGCAGCATCGCCCCGTCCAGCACCTATGCCGCGGTGCCGGTCAACCCGACCACGGCCATGCAGCACTCGGCCGTGTGGGCGTGCGTGAACCTGATCGCCGGGAGCATCAGCACCTTGCCGTTGGCCGCCTACCGCAAGGGCGACCGCGACCCGCTGCCTGACCTGCCGCCGCTGCTGCGCCAGCCATCGGCGACCATGAACCTGCCCGACTGGCTCTATGCGGCGCTCCAGTCCCTGCTGCTGCGGGGCAACTGCTACGGGCAGATCGTCGACCGCGCCGGCGCCGGTCTCCTCCCCGCCCAAGTCGAGCTGCTGAACCCCGACACGGTCCAGGTCACCACCGAGGAAGGCCGCCTGGTCATCCGCGTCAACGGCCAGGAAGTCGACCCGGCCAGCATCTGGCACGTCAAGGCGTTCACCGCCCCCGGCCAGGTCCTCGGCCTCTCCCCCATCCAACACGCCCGCCAGGCCATCGGCCTCGGCCTCGGCGCCGAGAAGTTCGCGGCCCAGCTGTTCGGGAACAGCGCCATCCCCGCCGGGGTCCTCACCACCGACCACCGCGTCGACCAGGAAACCGCCGACCGCTGGCGTGTCCGCTGGCGCCAACAGGACCGCGGCATCGCCATCCTCGGCGACGGCGCCAAGTTCCAACCCATCACCGTCAGCGCCGAGGAAAGCCAGTTCCTCGAAACCACCCAGGCGAACATCCGCACCATCGCCCGGTACTTCGGCGTCCAACCCGAGCTCATCGGCGCCGACAGCGGCAACTCATTGACCTACGCCAACGTGGAACAGCGGGCCCTGGACTTCCTCACCTTCGGGCTGCGCCCGTGGTTGGTCCGCCTGGAGACGGCCCTGTCCGCCCTCCTCTCCTCGACCACGACGGTCAAGTTCAACGCCGCCGCCCTCGTGCGCACCGACCTGCTCACCCGCTACCAGGCCCACGAGAGCGCCATCAGGGCCGGCTGGAAGCTCCGCTCCGAGGTCCGCGAGCTCGAGGACCTTCCCCCGATCCCCGGCATCGACGACCAGCCGCCACCGGCGGCGGAAAGTGGCGTCGCGTGATCCACGAACGGCAGTACACAAGCTCCCTCCATATCCGGGATGGAGGAGACGGCCGCACCCTGGTCGGCCCACTGCTCCCCTGGGGCACCGAAGCACGCGTGGTCGACCGGGGCCGGCTCGTCACCGAGACCTTCCAGCGCGGCGCCCTGGACGGCACCGACCCCGGCCGGGTGCCGTTGACCGCCACCCACCCGAGGGACGCCGGCACCCTCCCCATCGGCCGCACCATGTCGATCGAGGACCGGGCCGATGCCGCATGGGGCGAATGGCTCGTGTCGGACACCATGATCGGCAACGAGGTCCTCGCCCTGGCCCGCGACGGCGTCCCCCTCGGCCTGTCGGTCGGGTTCGCTGAGGTCCCCGGCGGTAGCCGCTGGTCGGCGGACCGCCAGCGGGTGACCAGGACCCGGGCCGCCCTCGACCACGTGGCCGTGGTCAGGCAACCCGCCTACCTCGGCGCCGGCATCGCCGGGGTGCGACAGGCAACCGCAGCAGCCGAGAACATGAACCTCCTCCTCACCCTGCTACGTCGTGGGTAAAACCGGAGCCTTCCACACCGGCCACGCCCAAGGCATTTGCCACGGCTGCGGCAAAAGGTTCATCGGGCCAGGCGACCGCTGCCCCAAGTGCGCGCAGGCCCTGCGGGACAAGCTACGAGAGCGCCGCAAGCGCAAGCCACGATGACCCGCACCCTGCTCCGCCCATGCATCGGCTGCGGCACCACCATCCGAGGCAAAGCCCGATGCCGAGACTGCCAAGCCACAGCCGACCGAGCCAAGCGAGCACGCCGCCCCGACCTCGACGACGCCAAGGAACGAGAGCGCAGACGCCGCGTCGCCGCCGACCACCGCGCCCTCCTCGGCGACTGGTGCCCCGGCGTACCCGGCCTGCGCCGACCCGCCCACCCAGCCGCCGACCTGACCGCCGATCACGTGAAAGAGGTGGCCAAGGGGGGCAGGCCCGATGGTCCGCTGGTGGTCCGCTGCCGCAGCTGCAACGCCGCCCGATCGGCGCACCTAGCCCACCGAATTCTGACAAGCCGGACAGTCCCCCACCCGTCGCCAGCCGAACAGCCGAATAGACGCGACGGCGACGACCAGGGCCTGGTGGTGGCGTGAGGACCGGCCCGAAGACGGCCGTGGATGCCTCGGCCTTGACCCTGCGCGGATCGAGACGGCGGGAGCTGGCGGTTGCGCGGTTCGCCACCGACTACATACGGGCGCCCAGGGGCCATGGTGTCCGCAAGCCCCTGCGGTTGCGGCCCTGGCAGCGGGAGCTGATCGCCGCGACCTGGGATCAGCGGCCGGCGCCGCGGATCGCGGGATGGATGCTGCCCCGGGGGCAGGGCAAGACCAGCCTCACCGCCGTGCTGGCCCTGTACGAGCTGCTCGCCGGGGCGGAGGGCGCCCAGGTGGTGGTGGTGGCCACCGACGAGCGCCAAGCGGGTCTCTGCCATCGGATCGCGTCCAGGATGGTGGAGCTCCACCCGGAGCTGGAGGCCAGAGTCCAGCAGTACGCCGACGCCCTGACCGTGCCCAGCCGGGGATCGTCGTTCCAGGTCCTGCCGGCCGTGGCCAAGCGGCTGGAGGGCCTCGACTTCACCCTGGCCGTCGTCGATGAGGCCGGCCGCGTCGACCAGGAGGTGTACGAGGTCGTCTCCCTGGCCACCGGCAAGCAGAAGTCCAGTGTGGTGCTGGCCATCGGGACGCCCGGCCCGGAGCTGGAGCAGACCGTCCTGGGGCGCCTGCGCACCTACGCCCTCGACCACCCCGGCGACCAGCTGGTGGTGTGGCGGGAGCACTCCGCCGCCGGGTTCGAGGACCATCCCGTCGACTGCTGCCACTGCTGGGAGCTGGCCAACCCTGCCGGTGGTGACTTCCTCGCCTGGGATGGGCTGGAGGCATGCCTGCCCCCCAAGATGCGCGAGGCATCGTTCCGGCGGGCCCGGCTGTGCCAGCTCGTCGACCAGCTCGAGGAGGCATGGCTGCCCCCGGGATCGTGGGCCGCCGTGGCCGACCCGCTGGCCACGATCCCGGACGGGGCCGAGGTGGTGTTGGCGTTCGACGGCTCGTTCAACGGCGACACCACGGTCTTGACCGTGGCCACCGTCGACCAGCGGCCTCATGTCGACCTGGTCGAGCTATGGGAGGCCGCCGGCCGCCAGGTCCCGATCGTGGACGTCGAGGCCGCCATCCGGGCCGCCTGCCGGCGCTGGCGGGTGCTGGAGATCGCCGCCGACCCCTTCCGTTGGGCCAGGTCCCTCCAGCTCCTGGACGGCGAGAACTTGCCGGTCTTGGAGTACCCGCAATCCCCGGGCCGCATGACGCCGGCCACTGCCCGGTTCTACGAGGCCGTCGTCAACGGCCAGCTCACCCACAGCGGGGACTCGCGGCTGGCCCGCCACGTCGGCAACGCCGTGCTCCGGGAGGACGCCCGCGGCGCCCGGCTGGCCAAGGAGCGGAAGGACTCACCGCGCCGGATCGACGCCGCCGTGGCCGCCGTCATGGCCCACGACCGGGCCGCCGCCCTGGCCGGCGCCGTCCGGGACAGCATCTACATCTGAGACATTGAGTGCAGTCACCTCACGGCAGGCGGCTCGACCTGATTAGGGGAAGTGGCCCGGATGGGGATGCCGACGATGCTCGCCTGACCGATTTCTTAAGCCCGTCCGGGATGGGATAGGCTCTCGAACCTGTTGCAACCGACAGAACAGAGTCTCAAGTCATGGCCAAGGCGAAGGGCCGCGCGCAGGAGCGTCGGCTTCCCGAAATCTCGGGTGCACCCGAGGTTGACGAGGCATCCCAGGATGCCGATGAAGAGGAGGACGGGGAGGTCGAAGTGTTCCACGTTCCTCTCACCGATGAGGATCGAATCGTCGTGCGCCTGGTGACTGGCTTACGTAGTCAACTGCTCGACTTCGCGCTCACCCAGCAAGTTAGAGATGGCGGACAATGGTACGACGTGGTCAGATATGACTGTGCACATGACGAAGTTCATGTGGATCGGTTCAGGAAGGGGAGAAGGGGCTCGGTCAAGAAGTCAGTCTGCGGTCTCGATCAAATCGAAGACGGGTACGAGATAGCCAACAACGCCATCTTCGATGGGTGGGAAGAGAACCGACGGAGGTACTTCAATGGCTAGGGGGGTCAGCCAGGATCGGCTTCAGGCGATGCGGGAGGTTGTCTCCCTGCTCGGCCGGGACCCTTCCTTTCGCAAGTCCATCGCGGTCAATCCAGACGGCGAGCGGCCAATCGTAGTCGCGACGCTTGACGATCGGATGGACGATGTCCTCAGACGGGTAGTGACGTCAGGCCCCCCGCCAGTCACGGTCTGTGTCCGGCGCGGCGGGGAGAGGAGCATGCTCGTCGCGAGCATGCAGCCCGCCCACCCTGTTGCTGACGGCCCTCCGGTCGAGTCTGTACCCGTCGATCCTGGTATGACCGTCGGTATGTTCATTGCCCTGACGTGGCCGAAGGGTACTACCACCTTCCATCTTGAGAGGTCCAAGAAGGGGGCGGCCGACTACGAACTGGAGTTCGCGTAGTTCTACTTGTTGGCACAAACGCCCCCGTCCACTAGGCGGGGGCGTTGTGTGCGCTTGGCGACTATCTGCCGGGCAGCAGCTCCTCAAGTAGCACAGCCCAGCGCACCAGCGCGTTGCGCCCGTCCCTGACGCCGGGCTCGACGGGCAGGTTCAGGTCGTGGGCTTCGTGAACAAGGCGCGACACTTCGGCGGCTGCCTGGGTGACGTCCAGGACCAGCACGCGCCGGCGGCGCGGGATATCGTTCGGGTCGGGCATGGAGATGTGCCTCCGTGTCCCATGGGGCCGGCCCGCGGCAGCGGGTGCGGCCCCGCTTACGTGCGGCGGGCAGGGGAGCCGGGGGGCCCGCGGGCCCGGGGCGACACTGGGGCGACACTGGGGCGACACTTCAGTGAGACATGCCGAGTCACGG